GTTCTGAGGGTCAGGGGGCGCGACAGTGCCGGGGGCCGGAGTGCCATGCAAGCCAAGCGCGGCGGCAAGCGCGGCACGGTCAACCTTGTAGCCGTTCACCAGCGACGCAATGATCGGGATGGCCCGACCTTCTTGCAGCCCTTGTTCAACGTCCATCCATGCTTTGACCAGCGTGGCAGGGGTATGGCCAGCGGCGCGCATGGTTTCGTAGTGCGGCGCGAGTAGACCAGCCACGGGTTCAAAATCGCGTTTGAGAGCGGCGACTTCCTGCGTCTTGCGCGTGTAATCCGCCTCCATGTCGCGATGACGGGATAGGAGGAACGTCTGCGCATCAGGCGGCAGACCCTTGAACGCGGCCTTGTCCGCATCTTTCCAATTGGACGGAGGCTCTACGCCGGTCGCGGTGGGTTCGGTGACGGGCTTTTCGGCTTCAACCGGAGGATTGGCGACACCTTCGACACCTTCGACAGTTTCAGCCGGGGCGGCTTCTGTGGTTTCTGCCTTGGCGAATTTGCCATCAGGACCACGGACACGCGTATCAGCGGGAGGATCAGCCGTGTCGCCAGCGGGTTCGACTGCATCCATTGCCGCCGCGATGGCAGACCGGATATCGTCGGGTGCCTCTACAACCTCGTCTTGCGTTCCGGTGGTATCGTCCAACGTCAATGGGAGCCTCCGAGATAGGTCAGCATTATTGACCTATTCAGCGGCTATCATGGCATGGTGCGTCGTGTCAATGAGCAATCAACGGTCGTGCGTGTTCGATCCATAATCCCCAAGCGCACGCCGGATAGCCTCGATCCGCTCGCCTTTGCTCGTATCAGCGGGCGCCGGGGCCATCGGTTGTTCATTCCCGTATTCGATGTAGCCATTGCGCGATAGGAATGCCCGATGCGTCGAACGGGAGCCAACCACAATCCGCTTGCCACCGGCTGCCACGTCGCTACCTGCCGTGCGGTATGGTTCGATGTCCCGGATAATCTGCACGCCAGACGGCGGATCATCGGGATGGTTACTCCCCGGGCCGCGTATCTGCACGACGGCGTCAAGATCGGGATCATACGCATACGTGCGACGTGTCATCAGTGCCTCGTGGCTTTGATATTCTGGCGCGCGGCCCACTCGACGTTCCACGCAAACTCATGCGCGGAAAAGCCGGACTGGATCACGTCAAGCGCGGCCTCGTCACTCAAAATGCCATTCTTGTGGGCAGCGCGGGCAATCTCCCCGAGCTTCTCCCGTGAATATTCAACCGGGCGTTTCAGCCGGTCGCGCCATTCAGGCAAGCGCCGGTTCGCCAATTCGGCCGTGATATCAGCCCATTCGCCGAGAGACCTATTCATTGTCATCACCTTCTACATCGCCGCCTGTGCCAGACCGTTCAAGCGGCCACCGCTCTCCGGGTCGCGGACGCTCGCGCCCCAACACGCCAGCCCGCCATGCGTTGAACTGCGCCAACTGATCCCGGATCGGGATATCGCGCGCATCATTCCCCATCGGCAGGCCCCCGCATCGCGTCGTTCATCCGCTGTGCCAGATAATCCCGGCGCCGCGTGCTGTTCTGTGCCGCGCTCATACCCAAAACCGGACCAAATTGGTCTAGTTCCTTGTTGGATATCTCAATGGTCCAGCGCTTGCCGTCCCGCGCCCCCGTGTAGGTGAATACATCCCGCGCCGCGTCATACCCTGAACCGACAATTTCCTCTTCGTGGTTCATACGAGCCTCCCGGCCGCGCGAGCGTTCATCATGTTCATCCGCGCCTGCTCAATCTCATGTTCCGATTGCAGCTTCGCGCCAGCCATCGCAATTTCAGCCTGAGAGCGCTCATTTTCAGCCACCGCCCGCTGCTGCGCAATCTGCGCCTGCAAGTTGGCAGCTTGCGCCTTCTGAGCAATCGCCGCCATGTCCGTCTTGGCCTTAAGCTCGTCACCATGAACATTGGCTTCGATCTTGCCATGTTCAACGGCGGGGTCAGGACCGTGGCCACCTTTCTGCCCCGGCGGCTGTTGAGGAGGCATCTTCGCGATTGCCTCGAACCCTTCCTCAAACGCTTCTTCCAACGTCCTCGACACGCGGAACCCGCGCATGGCGAATAGCACCATCTGCGATGCCATTTCGGCCAGCGGGGGATTACCCTGCGCAATCGGCACCACGGTTTGAAGCATCGGGATCATCTGTTGCAGGAACTCGACGCGCGCCGCCTTCTCCGCCTGTTCGTCCGGTTCAATCGTGCTGTCAGCCTCGACATCCAGACGGAACCCGCGAACGCCATCCTTCCGCATCAACTCACAAGCGGCCATGAACGCGGCTTGTGCCTGTTGGTTCGATTGCTCAATCGCCATTGCGGCCTGATACTGCTGCAACCACTGCGCGAACGCAGGGTTAGGCATCATCCCCGGAGGCGCCATAGGCTGCCCCTGTGGTGGCCCTGCCGGTAGCACGGGCGGTGGCATTGTCCCGCTCATTGCGGCGCCCCCATCGGCATCTGTGGTTGCGGTGGCGCCATCATCTGAGGCGGTGGCATCGGTGCGGGAACCCACATCGGAGGTGCAGGCGGCACCTGCGGCACCTTTTTAAGCTGTGGGTATCCCGTGATCGCGCTGATCGTCTCAGGCGCGAAGTGTTCCGCCACCACGCCACCAACAAGACGGATCAGGTCACGCGCGAACCGGGCGACCTCCGTCTGCTGCGGCTTGATCCGGCGCGTGGAGAAGTTCGCCTTCAGCTGCTGCGCCCCGAGCGTCTCATTGGGCGATGTCTGGCCCCGCATGATGTCGCCAATGCCAGTCACCTCGTAAAGCAGATCCTTGGTTTTCTCGCGCGCGGCGTAGAGTTGCACCAAGGTTTCGGCAACCTCTTTGATAGGCATCCACTGGATGAAGGACGCCAGACCGCCCTTGTCCTGCCATCCATTCCAATCCTCGACCGGGATCAGTTGGTTTTCAGTGTCCGCCGATATCAGCCGGTTGAGGATGTCCTTCTGAACGCCCGGGTAGACGCCCGACAGCTTCAACGCCCGCGTCAGCACATCAATTCGCGCCGTCAGGTTGTCGATTGCGTCCGCCTGATCCTGATACTGGGCATAATCAGGAACTGGGATGCGGCTCTCGGTTGTCGTTGTTGCTAACAGAGGATTGGGCGACGGGAAGAAGTCTGGCAGGCAAAGCGGGTCCGCCTGCTTGTCCAGGATCAGGTCAGGCGTGCCAGGGGCCAGCCACACAACCTCTTTCTTGCTCTTGTCCCAAAACTCAAACACCCGCGCCTTTTTGAAGATATCGGGCGGCGTCGCTGTTTCGACGTTCATTTCCGCGCCCGGCGGGGTGTGGTCCAGGTTGACCCGCTTGCCCTTCTGGCCGAACCGCTTGATCAGTTCATCCTTGGTCATATAGGACTGATACCGCACCCACGGGACCTCGCGCCACGTCCTGGCCGGTCCCTCGCGATAGTCGCCCCAAAACAGATAGGTAATCGCCGCTTCCTCGAAAACGACTTCGCGCGGGGCGGCTTCCGGCGGCTCGGGATCAGGCTCGCCCGACGGATCGCCCTCGGCCCCAGCTTCCGGGGCAATCGGTGGCAAAGGCTCGCCAAAATGGGGGATATACACAACCCGCGCCGTGCCGCGTCCTGGCAGCAACCGGTCCTCGACCGCGCCCTTCATCACGTCGTCAAATGAACACTGATCCAGCGCGTAAGCGAGGCACCGTTCCAACAGCAGCGAAGCATACCGGCCTGTATCGTCCTCATCCAGAAAGCGGCGTCGAACATCGGCTTTCGGCGTGCGGGCATAGAGCGTGGGTATCAGCGTCTGGACATTGGACCAGAGGATATTGAGCCGGTGTAGACCGCGATCCGTGCTTCCGCGCTCATCGCGGTAGCGCTTGATGATTTTCTCGCCGCGCTTGGCCCAAAGGTCCTCTTTCTTGCCCGCGATCCGGTCTTGGCCCATCCAGAAAGCCCATAGAGCGGGGTCCCCGTCGCCGAGGTCATCCCGCTCATCGATCATGTCCGTGGACGCGCTGATATCAACCATGGCCAAGGCCATAACACATGAGATAGGACAGTGTCACTGCCGTATTGTGTGCCGCTTTCCTCACCTTACCCCACAAAATGACCGGTTACCCGGCGGCTGACGAGGTTTGCCCATTCGCGCGCGCTAAAAACCAAGGGGCGCGGCTGCGATAGGGAGGTGAGGCGTTAGGTTCGCGCTAGAGTGAGCGGCAGGCAATCTGCGAGATTATCAGCTCCCCTATTCGTTTGGTGTAAGCGGGGTCATCCCCCACATTTCAGCGCGTGCGGCTTCCTCATCAGCGACGGCGGCGGCGTGATTGGCAGGGGCCTCGGAAACCCGCCCATCATATCCGCACCCTCTTCCCGCCGAGCGTCCTCGGGTTCGCCAGCTTCCACGCCTCAGACATCGTCATCTCCATCGTGCCCCGGATCGGTTCAACGGGCTTCGGCGCCACCGGCTTTTCCATGCGGTCAAGCAACTGGCCAACTAGGCCAAGAGCGTCGCAATTATGCGTCAACACCCCGTTCGCATAAAAGGCGTGCGCGCGGCTTACGGTGAGATTTAGGACCCTCGCCTTCTCCGAAAGCGCCCTTTTCTCGATAACGCATACCGCAGGCTTTTGAGCAATAAGCAGCGATCTCAGGCCATTTTGTGGTGAACAAGCGCGCGCAACACCGGCAAAGGACCGCTTCACCTTCCGCCACAAATCGCCCGCGCTTGGATGCTCCGCCACCGATGCCCCGCTGCTTGCACCCGCCGCTGCAAAACATGGCCCGTTCAAAAAAGGCATCGAACCCGGCACCGCAAGAAGCGCAGACCTTGTGAAAAATAGCTGCGCGGTTGTCCCAACTCGCCGCACCATGTTGCTTATGCCAAGCCAACCCCTCTGGGCTAGAATGCCAAGCCCCCGCCATGGGGCGGATCGAAGCGAGATGTTCGCCCATGGCTTCGTCAAAGGGGCGGAGATGAATGCGTTTGTGATCCCCTTCTTGGACACATTCAAGGTTTGATAGGTCGTTGTTGAGAGTGTTCCCGTCCTTGTGGTGGATATCATGTTTCGGCGGGATAGCGCCGTTCGCATCTTCCCATATATGCCGATGAAGGAAACCACGCCTTGGTTCCGAACCCGTGTAATACCGGGCATGGTGAACGTGTTTGCTTTCAGGGTATCTCCGATACCGATGCCCCCGATATTCCACCACATCCGCCTTTGACGTGCCGCGTCGCATTGACCATGATCCGTTGTTATCTGGTCCATTATACCCAACGAACCCAACGAAACAAAGCCCCTTCCAACAACATGGACCGGATGATTAGGCGTTCCTGTCAGCACTGAGCCATCCGAGAACGCAACCTGCATTACATCGGCCGCTTCATCGGTCACGCCGCACGCTTCGACATCGCACGGGCCTTCATGCGTCGCCACCACGTCACCAATGCGGACAGCCTCAATCGGCTTGCGCGACCCGTCAGCCATCGTGATCAGCGTGCCCTCGATCAAACATTGGTCATCATGTTTTCCGACGGGGAAACTTAATATCTCGCGCTCAAACGATCCGCGCCATTCCGCAGTCGCGAGATAGCGTATCCCATCGACGGCCATTCGTCCACGAATAGACTGCGCCCGGATCGCCTTGTCGCCGCGCGTCGGAAAATCCACCCGATGCACATAAGCACGGCGCTCCCGCATCGTGCGCGTCAGGAATGGCCCAACAGACGCCTTGATCTGCCCGCCTTCCTCCGCCCATGCCAGCGGCTTCCAGCGCTTCACGAGGGCACAGAACGCCTCCACCCATTCGTCGGCCGTGGTTTGCTCGCGCCATAGGTCCAAAATCCACAACCTGCCATCCGCATCCATCCCCACAACCACATGCACGGTATAATCGCCACCGGCTGCCGTCACCGCGTAGTCCGATGCGCCATAAATTTTGAGCGCAGAGACCGGCGGCAGGGATGGCACCGGCACCAGCCACTGGCGCAGGAAATAGCTCCCTGTGTCGGGCACCGGGTTTTGTTGATAAAGCGCTGACCATGTGCGGCTAGCCCCGGATCGGTCAAACTCCGACTTGATCGCGCGCGCCTCCTCCGCCCATGGCCATTTGGGATCGTCCCCCCAAAGCATTTCCCCGGGTTTGCGCCCGAGCGCGTCGTTGTCCTCGGCCATGGCGGGGAGCCGCACCACGCGCCAGTCATGCGCCTGAGCCTCCAACAGCCGGCCCGCTAGATCGTTTTCGTGCCAGCGGGTCATGATTACAACCACGCGCATACCGGGTTTGGCACGGGTTCGCACGTCCGCGAGATACCAATTCCACGCGATGGCGCGGTATGTCTCGCTCTGCGCGTCCTCATATGACCGAACGGGGTCATCTATCAAAACTAGGTCCCCGCGCCTTCCGGTAATGTTGCTGCCTATACCGACAGCTTTGTATTCTCCGCCGTTTGTCGTTGTCCATGACTTCATATTTTCAGACGAAAGATAATAGCCTATCTCTCCGCAGTATTCTCGCGCAACGGCCATGACCTTTTTCGAGAAAGTCTCGGCAAAATCATTCGTATGAGCCGCACCGACAACGCATTGACGGGGTTGCGTCGCGAGAAACCACGCGGGGAATAGCTCGCTCGCATAGGTCGATTTCGCCGCCCCTGGGGGCATGAAAACCATGAGCCGCTTGGTTTCGCCCCGCGCAACAGCCTCCAATTCTCGGATTAGCAACCATTGGTGCGGCTGGATGGCATAGCCGCGATCCCCAATAACCCGCTCACAAAACCGGCCAAATCCGC